GAGATCCATGACGATCTGGACGGGACGTCCATTTCTGTATGGTCGCAGGGATATGACCACCGCGGTGTCAGCAACGAGACGAAGTCCAAACACATCATCAACGGACGGCGCAGCATCTTCACCGGAGAGAAGCAGAGCAAGGCGGACGACTACCTGAACGCAAAGTTCCGGAAGAAATGCGAACCGCGGATTTTTGCAGTCATGAACGAGACGTTCAGGCGCTGCATGGAAGAACTGAACAAATAACGAGGTGAAAACACTATGGCGAAAATCGGAATCAAGGGGCTGGCTTATGCCCCGTACAGCTCCGGCGGCGCCGGCAGCGCGGTTGTGTACTCCAACGGCGTCTGGCTTGATGACTACATGATCAAGGCGGACATCACGGAGAACCGCAGCGACGTAAAGTTCTACGCGGACGATCACCAGATCGACGCGGAGAACGGCATCAACGGCGTGAGCCTGAGCCTGGAACTGGCGAACATGACGGACGCGCTGGACAAGGCCCTGCTGGGCCATGTGGAAGGAACCAGCCCGGAACTGAACGTCACGGACAGCGACGCTCCGTTCGTCGGCATCGGCTTCATCCGCAAGGAACGGCACAAGGGCACGGTGAGCTATCACTGCTTCTGGGTCTACAAGATCCAGTTCAGCAAGGACACCGACAGCGCTCAGACAAAGGGAGAATCCATTGACTTCCAGACGGAGACCCTGAGCGGAGACGCGATGGGCGTCGTGTTGAGCTCCGGCGGCAATGTGATCTACTACAGCCACGCGCGGCAGACTACGGAAACGGCCGCGGTGTCCTGGGTAAAGGGCAAGGCCGGCATTACCTAAGAACCAGCGGGGGCGCTCCAGCGCGGGGCGCCTCCTGCTTTTTATGTTGAAGGGAGAAGGGATATACATGGCAAGCATTACTATCAAGGGGAAAAAGTATCCGCTGCGGTTTGATATGTACGCAATGGAGCAGATCGAGGCTGAGTTCGGCGGACTCCGGCCGATGTTCGAGGCTCTTGGCGGCGGAGAAGGCGCCAGCATCGTGAAAGCGCTGCGGAGCGTGTTCAGGATCCTGGCGAACAGCGCCAGGAACGAGATGGACCTGCCGGAAAACGTGACAGGCGAAGAGATCCGGCACAGCAGTGTGAAGGCTGTGACGGACGCGGTACGGGCGGCCATCGAGGAAGGCATGAAGAGCGAAACAACCGGAGGGAACGAAGCGGACGATGAAATCCATGACGAGTACCTCGAAGAGATAGAAGCAAAAAACTAATGAACCGGCGGGAGACGCGGGTCCGCGAGTATTACGGATACGCACTCATCGCCGGGATCTCAGTGAAGGACGCACGGCGAATGATGCCGGGCTTTATCCGTGACATGTACAAGATCCGGACAGAACATGACATCCGAGTGAACGGCGGGAAGATCGCCCGCCGGCAGATCGGCCTGTGAGGTGGAAGAGTTGGCGGACAAGGACATTAAACAGCGGATCGTACTGGAAGGCGAGAAGGAATACTCCGCGGCGATCAAGGAAGCGCAGCGGAACCTGAAGGTCCTCCGGAGCGAGCTGAAGGCGGAGACCGCCGAACTGGGCGCGAACGCAACCGCGCAGCAGAAGAACGAAGCGAAGGTCAAGAGCCTCCAGAAGCAGATCAAGGAACAGGAAAAGATCGTCAAGACCTACCAGGCTGCACTGGCGGAGGTCAAGGAAAAGTACGGCGACGACGAAGAAGCCGTCGCAAAGTGGGAGAACAAGCTGAACGAAGCCCGCGCGACGCTGGCAAACATGAAGAACAGCGTCGACAGCGCAGGCGAATCCGTAAAGAACTTCAGCCAGGACGCGCAGCTGGGCGTGATCGCCTCGAAGAGCTTCGCGGACACGCTGAAGAGCGTCGGAGACGTCGCTGGATCTGTTGCTACGTCTATTGAGAGCGTGTTCACGTCCATCATCGGGACGATCACGGGCGCGATCGGCGCTCTGTGGGGCGAACTGATGAACATCGCCGCGAAGAGCGACAACTATCTCGACCTGGCCAGCTTCCTCGGATCCAACGCGACGGATGTGCAGAAGTGGGACCGCGCCATGAAGGCAGTCGGCGGAGATCTCAGCACGATCACGAGCATGGTATCCCGTCTGCGGTATGGCGGCAAAGCTGACAAGGTGACCGAATGGTTCGGCATCAGCGCAGAAAACTACAAGGACGATCTGCAGTACTTCGAGGCCGTCATGAGCCGGATGGTCGCGATGAAGGACGAGATGGTCGCGAACGGCACCTGGGACGACGCCATGAGCGAGATCTTCGGCGCGAAAAAAGTTCAGGACATCGACGGGATCCTCAGCGACTGGAAGGACATCCAGGAAGGACTTGCACAGTTTGACGTCGAGAACGGCGGCGTCGGCTTGAGCCAGGACGAGATCGAAACAATGGGCGAAATGTACAACAAAGCCCTGTTGCTTCAGGAGACCTGGGAAGCCTTCAAGGAATCCTTCCTGGCTGGAGCGTTCGGCAAGATCGGCCTGACACTGGTGGGCGACGCGCAGAACATCCTGGACGCGCTGATCAAGTACGTGGAGACCGGCGACGAGTCCGCACTGAAAGAACTGGAAGCCGGGATGGAGCAGTTCTTCAGAGATCTCGGGGAAGCAATCGAGACGGCTGCAAAAGTGCTGGATGAAGTCGGTGGAGAACTTGCAGACAGCGACAACGGCTACGTCGCCATGATCGGACGCGTGCTGCAGGAGTTCAGCGGAGTGCTGGAATGGCTGACGGATCCGAACAGTCTGGAGCAGGTCAAAGGCTTCTTTACAACGCTAATCGAGATCTGGGCAGGCGCAAAGATTGTACAGGCTGCGGCAAACCTGCTTTCGCTTGCAACTAACCTCGGCACATTGCTCGGCGTGTTTACAAGCGTTCCGAGCGGAGGGCTTGACTTCGGAAATCTCAACATTGACGTGGACGGAGCCTGGGGCGGCCTTGCAGCTGCGATTGCGAAAGCACTGACAAGCATCACCGTCAGCGTCGCGCTGGCAGCGATCCTGTGCTATCCGCTGCTGAACCGGCTGATCCACGGCGAGAGCGACGAAGAAAAGGCCGCGCGCGAAGCGATGGAAAAGGTGTCGAAAGTCGTCGCGCCGATGGCAGCCGGCGGAGCGAAACCGCAGTCCGGAGACGGAAGCGTTGCGTCGAAGTCAATCCTGGAGTATGCATTGTTCGGCCACTCTGACACAATGGACAAGCGCCTGAAGGAAATCGAAGACGAAGAATACGCAGCATTTGATGCGGCAAGACGCGACAGCGGAATTGGCCCGCACGGATACGTAGACGTCGTTAGCGATGAGATCATCCATAAGGACCGGCGGACCGGCAAGACAGACGTGGAAATGGCGTTGGACAATCTGACGGAACAGCTCGGGAACCTTTACCGGAGGATGCAGGAAGGCGGCGGATCGTTGCTGATGGACTCCGAATGGTGGAAGAACAGGCAGGGCGGGCTGAGCTCCAGCGACATCGCGGCGTTCCAGAGCGTTCCCGGTATGATGGCCGAAGCAGTGGCCAGCGGCGTGAGCAACGTCCGCGTGACCCTTGACGGATACGCGGTCGGTTCCCTGGTGGCACCGTATGTGAGCCAGATGATCGCGAGAGACTATACCTGATGAGGTGATTCGATGCAGATGAAACGGCGGGTCGCGCTGAACGGCGTCTGGCTGGACAATGTGGACAGCCGGATCGTGATCAGCAGCATTGAACCCGGAGACGGAAAGGAAAGCATCTCGTCCACGGACAGCGCTGCACGGTACGGCCAGCGGGTGACACAGAACCGGCGGAGCACGCTGGACGTCGTTGTGAAGTTCATGATGCTCGAGCACGGCCACAGCGTCACAGGACTGCAGGCGCGGGCGGAGCTGCTGGAAAAGGTGAACGAGTGGGCCTCCGCCGGCGGCGTGATGACGATCAACTACAAGCCCGGCCGTCGGCTGAATGTGATCCTTGTGCAGGCACCCGGCGAGGGGAGCCTGTGGAACTACACCAAAGAGTTCTCGATCGTGTTCCGCGCATATGCAGTGCCGTACTGGGAAGATACGGAAGACATGAAGGTCATGATTCAGAACACGAGCTCCTACACGGTGTCCGTCGGCGTCAGCGGAAGCGCACCGACGCCGATCCTGGTGGCCTTCAAGAACACGAGCGGAAGCACGTCAGACACGTTCAGCGTGAGCGCCGGCGGGAAGACGATCTCGTTCTCTTCGCTTGGACTGGCAAACGGCGAGACGCTGACCATCAGCGAAGACATGAACGGCTTGTTCCAGGCGCTCATCACGAGCACCGGCGGCGTCAACCGCAGCGCACTGAGCAAGCGGACGGCTGCCAGCGCTGACGACCTGGTGGTCAATCCAGGCACGGTCAGCGTGAGCGTGACATCGCAGCGGGCCGGCACGCTGACGGTCTCGCACAGGGGGAGATATTTGTGATCAGACTTACGGCGAACAGCCTGACAAAGACAGGACGGTTCAGACCGGAGACGATGGGGCTGGACCTGGAGGAACGCACCAGCAGCTCGACCATGACGCTCCCGATCGACGGGGAACAGTTCGCCGTCGGCAACTGGCTGCAGGATGACTGCGACCCTGGGTACGGAATCGTCTGGCGGGTCCGGTCCATCGACCGGAAGTATGAACGGAACACGCAGACGGTCACGCTGGAACATATCATCAATTCCCTGAAAGACAAGGTCATGTTCGGGGACGTGGACGCCTCCATGATGTCCGGCACGGTTGGCACGACGACCTGCACGGCGAAACAGGCCGTCCAGTACATCCTGGCGCAGCAGAGCGACTGGACGCTGGGCGACTTCGCGTATAACGTATCGAACCCGTACAGCTTCAGCAGTGACACACTGTACGACGCGCTTGAGACCGTCAGCAGCACGCTGGAGGACTGCATCTGGGAGTACGACTTCTCGACGTACCCGTTCAAGATCCACATCCGGCACCTGAGTGACGATGTATCGAGCGAAATGCGGATGGGCCGGAACATCAGCACGCTGCAGATCACGGTGGACCGGAACGGGATGTACACCAGGTTCTACCCGATCGGCAAGAACAACCTGAAGCTGAGCGGCGGAGGATATGTCAGCAAGAACGAGTCGACCTGGGGAACTATCTGCAAGGTCGAAGTCGATCAGAGTCTGGACACGGAGGCGAAGCTGACAGCATGGGCGAACATCCGGCTGAACAAGCACGCGGAGCCGCTGATCAATGTGACGATCTCCGGGCTGGACATGAGCGAGAGCACCGGCGAGAGCCTTGACAGTTTCACGATTGGAAAGAAGTGCCGGGTGCCGCTGCCGGAATACTCGACAACGGTCACGGAGCGCGTGACGAAACTGAGCTGGCAGGACAAACTGAACCGGCGGGAAGAAGTCAAGGTCACACTGGCGAACAAGCTGGCGGACGTTGCGACGATCCTGAAGGAACAGGCAGCAGCTGCCGGCGGCGGAGGAATTTCCGGGGCGAAGAACAAGGAAGAAGATCACGCCTGGTTCGTGGACACCACGGAACGGGTCGGAATGGTCGCGGAGGCTGTGGCCGGATCCATTGACGGGCATCCGAACTGGAGCCGTGTCAGTGAGCTGATGGTCGACGGGAACGGGATCGACGCACGGGTTACGGTTGCGGAAGGCGAGCTCGTTACAC